CAAAGATAAAAATTTATTTTCAAACTTTCCCATGTAACTATTTATTAAATACTTATGATGAAAGGCATACTTTTTGAAGATTTATATAAGTACACTAACAAGTACTGGAAAGACGTAAAGTCTAGACACGTTCGACCGACTACAAAAACGTTAGCTGATATCGCAAAAGCAAGCCCAGAGACTTACAATAAAGTAAAAGCTGATCTCGTACCTTTTCCTGGTGATCATTTAATCGAACAATTAGGTCATGCGTTTAAAAATATATCAGACGCGACTATGCTAATAACTCAGCTTTTCGAAAATCCTTCTGTACACTTAGATGAAAAAATTGTCAAATCCGCGACTTTAAAGTTGCAAAAAATTCAAGATCTTATAAAATCTGTATCGGAAGATTTAGATCATGACGAAACAGATAGTTAAAAGTTTATTTATTGTTTTTATAATTTCAATTTCAGTAGGCTGTATAACATTTTTATTCTACCCTTCTCTTACTACGTTTTTAAGAGTAATAACAGGGCTAACCGGAGTTCAAATAGTATTCTTTTTTTTATATAATAATATTCTTAGATATATTACTCGATTAAATCTCGAGAAAGAAGCATTAATATTATCTCAATTAGCTGAGCAGAATCGAACTTTAGCTGAATGTCAAGGATGTAAAATAATGAATGATGTATATATTACTTTAACAGGAGAAAATGAATTTAATTGTGAAGAGTGTAATGCACTTAATAAAGTCCAAATAGATATTAATACTATTCTCCCGACAACTCCAATTCAGAGCCAAATTTATGACAAATAACTCAACAACAGATCCTACAGTGGCAAAAGATTATTCACAACTTGCGAGGTGGTTGTGCTTATTTGAAGCTGTAAATATTATCTCCGATAAAGCGAAAAAAATAGGATCTACTGAAGATTGCTTAAAGCCGATCCCTATTAACAAATATATAAACGAGAGATTTCATTCTGTACTAAAAGATATAGAATATGAGTTTAATAATAATCTCCATACACATCGTCATTAGTACCATATTCATTAAAATAAGACGCCTGTTCAGTATCTATATCATTAATATAATCTGTCTCAATAGCAGTTAAAGGACCAATACCTGACGTATCAACTACTTGCGTAGACTTCGACTCGGTAGTTAATCCAGGTAGGAATGTATGATCGTTGCGACGCGCTCGGAGTTTAAATACATAATGTCCTTGTAATTGATTTATCTCTCCAATATTCTCATCTAATCGCTCAGTAATCTCAAATATTTTCCCGTTACGACCGGCAGGGCGATCATCACCATATTCAATTAATTGAAATACATCACCAGCATTTGGCTCTGTAACTGTCGAACTAGCATAATAAGAAGAAAGAGTTTTTTGATACGTTTCAATATCTATTATAGCTGCTAATTCATCATCAGATATTAAACCATATTGAGAGTACGTTATAGCACCATCCGTTAAATCTATCAACATAGTAAATGTTTGCGGAACTTGATATCCTTCATATGGATTCTCTCCATACACTTTATCAGTTTTACTTAGATCAAATTTTCGAACATAATAATTAACACTAGTCCCATATAATCTTACTTGCTCTTTCCACCATCTCTTATATGTCTGATTACGCTCGTTTGTACCTAGCGACTTATTATTAAACCTAGTAATATCCTCAGCGTCGCTATGATAGTTAACTGCAGTTACTGTATCTGTGCTCCATGCTGATGCCATTATTTTTTAATATAATATTGATTATTTGCAACGTAAAATGTTATTCCAGTATTACCTAAATTTCTAGACCCGTTTTCTTCAAGATCGGTAATTTTAAATAATTGTTTTATTTCCTGTACTTCTTGATCATTTAAAAGATATGTTCCGTTTTTTGATGCTTTTAACGATTTTAATTTATGAGGATATCTTGCATTAGCCCGATGACTTGCTGGTAATAGATTTTGATGCAATCTCCCGGACCCTGCGCTACCTCTCAATTTATATAAATTCGGAAGTCCTAAAGCTTCAAAAAATTTACGAGTAAATAACATTTTAATTATTTAATAAAAAGCCCCCTACATATGTAAGGGGCTTTCAAAGGTATTATGTTTTATATAGTTTTATTAGGTCTTTGAATTGGCTTTCTGAGATCCTGGCTTACCAGCACCCTTCGCAACTCCAGGCTTTTTACCTTCGCCAGTATCCTTTCCAGTCGTCGGATCGTCATCTGTAACTTTCGCATCACCTGTACCTGTCGACTTACCGCCTAAACTATCAGCAGCTGGATCTGTGGTCTTACCTCCACCATCTGAAGGATCCACTCCTGGCTTAGCGCCATCAGTTGTCGGCTTACCAGATGAAGTCTCATCTCCCTCTTTGACGCCTTCGAAGCTCTCGTCATCAACCGGCTCGTCGTCACCGAGACCGAGCTCTTCCTCGTCATCACCGGGAGGAGCTAATTGATCGGCAACTGCTCGGATCGCATCAGCTTGGTCTGGAGTTAATGTTACTGTGACGTCTTCGCCACCTTCATCTCCGAGCTCATCACCGATATCAAGACCAGCATCATCGCCCGGTAACCCGAGTTCGAAGTCATCGTCTTCACCCATTACTTGCTCGTAGAGCTTATCAAATATTGATTTATCTTCTGACATAATATTACCTTTGTTAGAATTATTTATACTCTCCGCGCCGACTTTCTTATTTTTCTCATCATCTTTTTCCTCTGACTCAACTGGCTCTTGTAAGTCCTTTTTAACATCACCGACATCCTTACTCTTCTCATCCGCCTTAACCTCACCTTTTGGTCGTTGAGTTTTCTTATCAACACCGGAGACTGATTCATCTGGCTTTTTAAAATCTTTACTAGATTCAGTTTTCTCACGTACTCTATATTTATGAGAAGCCAACCGAGACTCATATCCATCCATTAAATTACTAACTTTACTATTTTCAATATCCCACGGATCTTCACCGCTATCTCCAGCATCATCACCAGCATCTGGACCCGGGTCATCTTCGCTTGGTTCATCTAGTACTATATGATCTTTAGGATGAACCTCAGTATCACCGCCCGGGAATTCAATATTATACCTAACTGGAACATCTTCATCCTTCTTATCGGGATCAACTATACCAACTATTGTACCGACCTTTTTATCAGAGCCAGGGTGTTCCACTTCAACGGTATCACCCTTCTCAGGAGTCCAATCGTCATCTAGAGGATCATCGCTATGCCGAGATGGATCACCAAAATCTGGTCCTAGGTCTTCCTTTACCGATTCCTTTGCCTTTTTTGCAGTCTTCTTTTTCCAATGCCCCTTACTACTTTTAGGGTACGACAACTCCGGTGTTGGTTCATCTTCATCTTCCTTATCTCGTAAACCACCAAGATCCCGTGTCCTCGGGTCACCTGACCAATCGCGTTGAGCATCTTGATCTTTCTTGGCGCGATTCTTAGCACGTAATCGGCCGCCCTGCTGCTCGGGTTTCGTGCCTCCAATCCGTTTACCCTCCGGGCCGTCGAACCTGACACTCTTCTTAAGTTTTCTTAGACTTTTCTGCCTATCTGTAGCTTCATCTACCGTTTTTCCAGCCTCTTTAGTTACTACCTTTGTCGTAGCTTGAACATAAGCTTCATTAATAGAGTTTAAATCTTTGCTGTTCATGTAAATATTTATAGTGCCGAGGCTTAAAAAAGACGATAAATTTTATTTAGGTAATAAAGACTTACCCGTACCTAATATGGAATTTACCTGGACTCCTGAAATGGTTAAGTCCCTCAAAAAGGCCCGGCAAAACATTCTTCACTTTGCAGAAAACTTTTTCCATATTGTTAACCTTGATCGAGGCAGAATGTTAATAACTTTATATTCTTACCAAAAAAAAGTATTACGTAGTTTAAGAGATCATAGATTCGTAGCCTGCCTAGCTAGTAGACAGACTGGAAAAACTACTATGATGACAATTTATGCATTATGGATTGCTTGTTTTGAAGACGATCAACGTATATTAATTGTTGCTAATAAAGAACAAACTGCTATTAGTATCTTTTCAAGAGTTAGGCTCGCATATGAGAATTTACCAAATTATTTAAAACCAGGAGTTGTAGAGTACGGTAAAACTTCTATGAAATTAGCAAACGGTAGTAGTATTGGTATTAGTACTACAAGCTCAGATGCTGGTCGAGGAGAATCTGTTAATGTACTAATCTTGGATGAGTTAGCATTTATCCCAAATAATCTCGTTGAATCTTTTTGGAAGTCAGTATATCCGATTATTTCAGCATCAACAAAATCTAAAATATTTGTGGCATCTACTCCTAATGGTAGTGGTAATTTATTTCATACATTATATACAGAAGCAGAAAAGGGAACGAATAATTGGAAGTCAGAAAAAATATTATGGCATGAAGTTCCCGGTCGAGACGAAAAATGGAAGATCGACACAATTAAATCTATAGGTAGTGAGGAAGCCTTTGCGCAAGAGTTTGACTGTAAGTTTCTTGATACCGGTGATTCATTTATTGATGAAATTTTCTTTGAAAAATTATTAGCAAAAACAACAGAACCAACATATATATTTGACGACGGTTGTTATAGGGTATGGGAGGAGCCTAATAAAGATCATTTATATACTATTGGAGTTGATGTAGCAGAAGGAGTCGGACAAAATTTTAGCGTTATACAAGTTTTAGATATAACCGATTTACAAGATATAAAACAAGTTGCAGAATATGCATCTAATGAAATCAATCCATTTGAATTTACAACTAAAGTCCGAGACATATGTTATCACTGGGGAACCCCTCCTGTATTAATAGAAAGAAATAATTGTGGTAGTCAGGTTGTAGATAATTTATACCACCAATATAATTACAGAAGTATAGTTAATTGGTCACCTAAAGTAGGTCAAGTAAAATATGATAGATTAGGAGTATATGCTCACACTAACA